GAAAGAAGTAGCATCTGCATCAACAACCGCAGCAGCAACTACTGGAACATCTGATATTTATTTAATGCAAAATAATACTGGTAATTTAGGTTCATTCTTTTTCTATCAAAGAGCATTAACTGCAACTGAAATAGGAAATGTTTGGAATAATTTAAAAGGAAGATACGGATTATAATATCGTTTGAGTAAAAAAATATATATTTATATATAGAACAAATAAAATAAAAAACTATGGCACAAATCAAACCAGAGCAGTTACAACAAGTAAACGAATTTAAGTTAAAATTTAATGAATTAACGTTCATTATAGGACAAAATCAAATTCAACAAAGACAACTTAAAATAGACGAACAAAATATGTTCGAAGAACTTGAAAGAATCGGATTAGAAGAACAAAACTTCTTAGGTGAAATCCAAAAAGAGTATGGAGATGGAAATCTAGATACTAATACTGGAGAATTTACACCAACAAATACAAAATAATATATTTTTACAACAATGTTTGTATATTTATATTAGAATATTATAACATAATTTATAAGGAGAACAAATAAAATGGCTGAAAAATTAGTATCGCCGGGTGTATTTACAAGAGAAAACGATTTATCATTCATAGCACAAGGAGTTGGAGCTATTGGTGGAGCAATTGTAGGACCTTTCAAACAAGGACCGGCGTTTAAACCAACAATAATCACATCACCATCCGAGTTAGAAGATATCTTCGGTGCAGCTGATGGAACGTATTACACAGAATTAACCGCTCAAAACTATTTAAGAGAGACTGGTTTAGTAACTATTTGTAGAGTAGGTGGATTAGGTGGATACGAACAAGAAAATCCAATTGTAGTAGAATTACGAATTAGTAGTTCAGCATTGGGTGTAACTTCATCATATGTAAGTACTTTAAATCCAACAATAATCGGAGAAGGATTCACTAATAACGGATTTGATTCAGCAGAAGTAGTAAGTAGCTATACAAATGGTTCATTTTTATTAGCAGCAACTTTGTTAGATCCAGCTGATGCATCTATTGAAGCATCGGTAAATCCAAATAGTGTAGCTTCTATTGAAAATGTATTCGGTACATCAGTAAAAGGTGCTAAAAGAGCATATGCATATACAAACTTTACTAATAAAGCAAAAGCGTTATTAGATTATGCAACTGCAAATAATATGACAGCAAGTGTAACTGCAAGTAATTTAGTTACACAAGATTTCTTAGGACAAGATGTACAGGGTGCACAAACTCCTTGGGTTAAATCACAATTAATCGGTGGTAGTAGATATGACCTTTTCACTTTCTATACATTAGCAGATGGTAATGTTGAGAACACTAGATTTAAAGTTACAATTGGTAACATTAAAGCAGCAGGTGATATCAATGGTTCTGATTATGGTACGTTCTCAGTATTTGTTAGAAAATATGATGATACTGATAAGAGAAAAGTAATTTTAGAACAATTTAATAATGTAAACTTAGACCCAAATTCAACTAACTATATCGCTAGAGTAATCGGTGATGAAGTAAGTACAATTGATACAAATGGTAAAGTAACTACATTAGGTGATTGGGCTAGTAAATCTAAATATATTAGAGTAGATGTAAGTGATTCAGCTCCTGTAGCAGCAGTTCCTTACGGACATGGTGCATATACATTACCAATTAAAACTTCATCAGATACAAAAGTTCCAGTTGTTACTTATTCAACAGCATCAAGTGGTTCTTCAATCTTATGTAGTGGTATTGATTTAGAAGGAAATACTGATAACGCATTTTATTTAAAACCAATTCCTGATGGAGCTACAACTGGTTCTAACGTAACATTTGGTTTAGATGCACAAGCTAATTTAGCATTAACTTCAAATGCAAATGCATTGGAAGTTTCATATAGAACTTTCACAATAGCTTTCCAAGGTGGATTTGATGGTGTAAATCCAACAACTCCAATCAACAAAGGATTAGATATTATTTCTACAAACGTTCAAGGATTTGATTTATCAACTGCTGCAAAAAGTGGTTCGGTAGCATACAAAAAATGTTTAAATGCATTATCAAATGTAGATGAGTGGGATATTAACTTATTAGTATTACCTGGTGTTAATCATAACGACCACGGAAATGTAACTCAAGCTGCAATGGATGTTTGCGAAAACAGAGCTGATACGTTTTATATTATGGATGCAGCAGGACAAGGTGCTGGTATTGAAACGGTAGTAGGTGTAGCAGAAGGTTTAGATACTAACTATGCAGCAGTTTACTATCCTTGGGTTAAAACAATCGATACAAACACAAACAAATTAATAACAGTTCCACCATCAGTTTTATTACCTAGAGTTTATGCAGCTAACGATGCTACATCAGCAGAATGGTTCGCACCAGCAGGTTTGAATAGAGGTGGTATCACTGGAGCAGTAGCAGTATTAGATAGATTAACACATTCTGATAGAGATACTTTATATGAAGGAAAAGTAAATCCAATCGCTCAATTCCCTGGACAAGGTATCGTAGCATTTGGACAAAAGACTTTACAAAGTAGACCATCAGCATTAGATAGAATCAATGTAAGAAGATTACTTATCACAGTTAAGAAGTATATTGCTTCAACAAGTAGATATTTATTGTTCGAACAAAACACAATTGATACTAGAAACAAATTCTTAAATACGGTTAACCCTTATTTAGAAAACATTCAACAAAGACAAGGTTTATACGCATTCAAAGTTGTAATGGATGAAACCAACAACACTCCAGACGTAATCGATAGAAACATCTTAAAAGGTGCAATATTCTTACAACCAACTAAAACTGCTGAATTCATTCAAATTGATTTCAATGTTTTACCAACTGGGGCAACTTTTAACGCATAATTAAAAAAAGATATACTTATAATAAGTAAAGGAGAAATAAACAATGGCTGACGTATTATCATTTGATAAGATATTTTATACAAACTTTGAACCAAAGTTAGCGAATCGTTTCATTATGGAAATTGATGGTATTCCATCTTTCATGATTAAAACAGCAAACAGACCTAAGTTAGAAAGTGAAGTTGTAGAATTAGACCATATCAATTTAAAGAGAAAAATTAAGGGTAAATCAAACTGGACTGATATCACTATCACTCTATATGACCCAATCGTTCCAAGTGGTGCACAAGCAGTAATGGAGTGGATTAGAACATCACATGAATCTATCACTGGTAGAGATGGATATGCAGATTTCTACAAAAAGAATATCGATTTCTATATGTTAGGACCTGTGGGTGATAAAGTAGAGCAATGGAAAATTGTTGGTGCTTGGATTTCTTCGGCAGAGTTTGGTGATGTAGATTGGAGTTCAAACGATCCAGTTATGATATCATTAACAATTACTTACGATTACGCAATCTTAGAATTCTAATCTAAAGAAAAATATAAAAGAAAAGGGAGACATTATTTGTTTCCCTTTTTTATTTTCGTTATATTTATATATACAAATATATAGTTATGACATCAAAAGAATTTACACTTTGGTTAAAAGGATTTACGGACGGAGTACATGAATATAATATTACTCCAAAACAATGGGATTTATTAAAAGATAAATTAGCAGAAGTTAAAGATGAAACACCAATAGGATTTCCGTTTGGAACACCAAATACTGCACCAATACAAACATTACCATTTATCCAACCATACAATCCGTATAATCCATTTCAAATAAATTGTGGCGATACTAATGGTACAACGATTACAACAACACCTGGAAGTGGTTCTATTACAATAGCTAATCCACCATTTGGATTTGGAAGTACATCAACTGCATATGGATATCCGAGTGGTTCAGCATGGAGTTATACAACATCAAATCAACCATTTTCTACACAAGATGATGATTCATTAAAACCAACTAAACAATCTAAATTCAAAAAAAGAAAAGCAAAATCGGTAAAAGAATGGGAAGATACTTATGATTTAGGTGGTGAAGAATAAAAATTTAAAAAACAAATAGTTATATAAAACAAACAAAAAGTTATTATGGAAGAAAACATAAACATTCAAAGAGGTACAACGCCAGTACAACCTCAACAAACACAGCAAGCAGCTCCAACATTTGATTTTCCAACGCAAGTTATATCATTACCATCCGAAGGTAAAGTATACGCAGAATCAAATCCATTGAGTAAAGGAACATTAGAAATTAAGTATATGACAGCGAGAGAAGAAGATATCTTAGCTGATAGAAACTTAATTAACAAAGGTATCGTTCTACAAAAATTATTAGAATCAGTAGTAGTTCAACCTGGTGTAAACGTAGATGATTTGGTAATCGGTGATATCAATGCAGTTTATTTAGCAACTCGTATGTTAGGATATGGTCCTGATTATGATGTAGAAATAACTGACCCTTTTAGTGGTGAAAAACAAAAAGTAACAATTGATTTATCTGCAATCCAAACCAAAGATATTGATTATAGTAGATTAAATTCACAAAATAGATATGAGTTAACTCTACCGGTTTCTAAAAAGAAATTAATAGTTAGATTACTTACACATAAAGATGAAAAAGATATCACACAAGAAACTCAAGCGATGGAAAGATTAACAAAAGGCAAGAGTGTAGGTACTGATGTTACTACAAGATTTAAATATATGATTGTAGAAGTAGATGGTAATAGCGATAGAGGATTTATTAATAAGTTTGTACCAAATATGTTAGCAGGTGATACAAAGGCATTGAGAAATTTCTTTAAAGAACTTTCTCCCGATTTAAATATGAAATATGATTTTGTATCAGAAGTTACGGGTGAGTCGGAGGCACTTGATATCCCCTTTGGGATTAGCTTTTTTTACCCTACCGCCTAATTATACAAAATCACTTTATGAAGAACTATTCTTTTTGGTTTTTCAAGGTGGAGGAGGATTTACATTCTCTGATGTGTATAATTTACCACTACATATACGAAAAATGTATGTGCATCAATTAGTAGAAATAAAAAAGAAAGAAAACGAACAAATACAAAAAACAAATAGTAAAGTTAGGAGAAGATAAACTCCTAACTTTTTGTTTTATATGATATTTATATAAAATCATGCAAAGATATGGAAAATAATAAAGAACAAATTTCTGAAGGATTATTAACTTCAATTGTAGATAATTTTTTTAAATCATTACAAAGGGGTGTAGCAGATAGATATATCAAAGCAGCTGAAAAGGCAGGTGTGCATCCAGAAGTGGCTAAGAAAATGGAAAAAATGAAAAATGATTGGAGTGATTTTGATAAATACATGAAAAAATATCACGGACAATAATAAATGGCTAATAACCCAAATGATACTGGATTAGAGAAAGCTAGAAAAGCATTAGTTGCTGAAGTTTTGGAGTTACGTGAAAAAGAACGCAAAACATTAGAAGAAGGTAATGCTATAGCTAAAGCAGATGCGTCATTATTAGCTAGCAAAGTTAAACAATTAAAAAAAGTAGTTGAGTTAGTAAATGCAGAAAATACAGCTCTTAAAGAATTAAAACAAAACTACGAAGCAGCGGAAGAGACGATTAATAGTATGTCTGAACTGCAGGAAAAATTAAAACATCATTTAAAAAGTTCTGTTAAATTTGGAGTTAATTTAGCGGATAGTATTGGATTAGCATCTAATAATCAAAAAGATGGATTTGAGGAAGCATCAAAATCATATGCAACTACTTTACAATCAATTGCAGAATTAGCGGGATTAAATAAAGAAGATTCGGCAGCAATTGCAACAAAAAGTCAAGAAATTGATAATCAAATTGCTGCAATGAAATCTCAACTTACAATTTCGGAAGGATTATTTGATGAAACCAGTGATAAAGCAGATATAGATAGAGCAATAATTAGTAGTATGTATCAACAAATTGATGCATTATCAACTATGAAAGAAGATGCCGGCAAATTTGCAAATCTATCAAAAGAAACAAAAGAATTATACGAAGAATTGGGTGAAGATTTAGAAGGTATAAATAAAACTTTTAAAAAAATAACAACCGCTACAGAAGTATTTTTTAGTTCTACTAGAAATATGATTGGAATGGCTTTGTTTGGAGCAGGTGAATTAGCACATAAATTTCACGAAGTTGGTAGAGAGATGGGATATAGCTTAACACAAGCTATGGGATTTAAATCTCAAATCTTACTTGCTGGAATATTAAGTCAAGAAAGTGCAGAGGCAGTAAAAGAATTAGGTAAAGAGTTAGGAGATACTAGTCATATATCAAATGGTATGGCAGCCGATGCAGCGATGTTAGCATACCATTATAAATTAAGTGGTGAACAAGCAGCATATTTATCAACGGCATTCGGTGAACTACAAGGACAAAGTTGGATGACGGGGCAAAATACACTTAAATATGTATCAGCCTTATCAGCCGCAAATGGTGTAATGCCAGGTGAAGCAATGAAAGATATTGCTAATAATAGTGAATTTATGGCTAAATTTACTCAAGAGGGTGGTAAAAATATTGCAGAAGCAGCGGTAGCAGCAGCTAAATTAGGTATAGGATTAGGAACAGCCGAAAAAATGGCAGACCATTTATTAGATTACCAAACATCGGTAGCTGATGAAATGGAAGCATCTGTATTATTAGGTAGAGATTTAAACTTAGGAAAGGCGAGAGAGTTAGCATACAATGGTAAAATCGCAGAGAGTATGGAAGCGGGATTGGAAGCAATTGGTGGTATAAGTGAATATAATAAAATGGATTACTACCAAAGACAAGCGGTAGCAAAAGCATTAGGTGTTTCAAATGCAGAAATGCAGAAGATGGTAGCACATGAAGAAACATTAAAAGGTATGCATGGTGTGGCGGCACAACAATACGAAAGAATTTCAACATTAATGCATGTTATTGGTGATTCAATAGCAGGAAAGGCATTAAAAGGAATGGGTGGATTGGTTTTATCGGGTGCACAATTCGGAGCACATCTTAGTCAAATGGGAATAAAAATACCTGCTTTAACAAAGGCAATGAGTTTTATGATGAAACCAATTAACGGAATACTTAGTGGACTTGGAAGTATGGTGAGTTGGATTGGTAAAGCAATTGCTAAAATGTTAGGTTTAAAAGCAGCACAATCCGGATTAGATGCAGGTACTTCAATGGTAGGACCATTAACAAAAGCCGGATTACCTGATAAAAGATTTAAAGCAAATAAAACACCAGCCGCAGCAGCAACACCACCTCCGGCGGCAGCAGGTGGAGACCAGGCAGGACAAGCAAGTAAGTTTGGTAAAATAAAAAGTGGCGATTTAATAAAAGGAGCGGTTGCATTATTGATATTATCAGCAGCGTTATTTGTAGCAGCAAAAGCATTTCAAGAGTTTGCTACCGTAAAATGGCCAGATGTTGTGATGGGATTGGGTGCATTAATTATTTTAGCTGGAATAGCTGCTGCCATGGCAAAGGCGGAAAAGCAAATCATTAAAGGAGCTATTGCATTAGCAGTATTGGGAGTAGCATTGATTCCATTTGCATTTGCTATGAGTTTAATAGCAAACGTAAAAATTGATTCAGTATTAGCAGCTGCAGCTGGTTTGGTAATATTCGCCGGAGCCGCATTTGCTTTAGGTGCCTTAATGATGGGACCGGGTGCTATTGTATTTGGTGCTGGGTTATTGGCATTAGCTGGATTAGGACTTGCAATGATGGTATTAGGTGTTGGATTAAGTTATGTTGCGGGACCAATGGAAAGTTTCACAGCAAGTTTTGCAGCATTAGATGTTGGTAAATTGGCATTATTTGGATTAGCATTAATACCATTAGGAATTGGACTTGCAATATTTGGAACATTTGCCGGACCAATTATGATGGGTGCATTAGCATTGTTAGTATTTGGAACTGCATTGGGTATATTAGCAGCAGGAGCAGGAGCAATGGGTGCAACGTTAGGGGGAATACAAACATATGTAACGGGATTAATAGCAATAGTTCCTCAAATATTAGGATTAGCATTAGCATTTAGTGCATTGGCACTTTCATTAGCAATGATTGGACAAATGGGTATCGCTGCACTTCCTGTATTAGCAGGATTAGCAATCGGTGGTGGTATTTTAATGGCACTGATGGGTGGTGGTTCCGGTGCCGGTGGTGGTAAAGAAGATACTTCTACTAAATTATTAGAAGAAATTATGGGATTAAGAAAAGATATGAGCGATGGTAAGATTGCGGTGTATATAGATGGTAAGAAAATGAACACAGGATTAGCAATTAGTAACAAAAGACAACCTACTTAATTATGGGTAAAACATTATTAGAATTATTAGATACATATCAGTTTGACCCTAGATTTAATCCGAATAAACAAACGGATGATATGATTAAGCCCGACCCAAGTGATAGGTTTGCAATTAATATAGAACAATCTAAAGCTTGGTTAAAGGCAACTCCTAAATTATATGGTGCAGATATTATCCGTATAATGAGTCAAGGGCAAGTTGATACAAAAAAATTAAAAAAAGCAGCTGTAAAAGTAGCATCAAAAGTAGTATCAAAAATTCCTATTGTGGGTGGTGTTGCGGGTGGTGCAATTTCTCAATTAACTAATCCAAAATTACCAGGAGATTTATATACCGGATTAAGTGAATCTGAGCCAGACCAAATGGTAAATAGTTTATATACCGATTTACTATATGGTAGAATAAGAAACGATAAAGGAGCATTAGGAAATTTTTTAAAAGATAATGCTAGTTTAAAAAACTTAGGAGCAAATTTAAAAAATGCATTAGTTAGTGCAGCAATCGGTGGTGCAACAAAATTAGTATCTGCTGGATTAGATGCATTAATAAACAAAAAGAAATTAACATTAAAAAAGAAAAAGTTACCGGCAGTTAAACTTCCTGTGGGTCAACTATATCCTGATAATTTCCCATCAACTTTTGCATTTCAATCGGGTGTAACTGATAATATTGCAGTAAACCAAACACAATTTTCAAATAGACCTGGATTATTTGGTGGATTATTTGGTGCAGGAATGGAATTAGGAAAAGAAGAAGGTAAAATAAAAGTTATAAAATTATCTAGTAATCCAACACAAGATGGATTAGTTAAAGGAACATCAAATAGATTAGATGATTTTTATAGTAGAAAATTTTCAGAAGTATCAAATAAATTAAATGGATATGTACCAGTAATTAATTTACACGATGCAAAGGATGATAAAAGTGCAAATCCATTTACTTATCAAACTCAAAATGGACTAGATTATAGTTACTATATTGGAAATGATACTACCTATTATACATTTGATTCTTCAATAGTTTCTCAAAATTACGGAACTAGTGATAATATATTAAAAAATAGATGGGAAACCAAAGATGGAACGATTAGATACAATAATAATATAATTGCTAGTCATTCATTCGATAACACAAAAGTATACGATAAATCATTAAACGATATTAATTCAAGTGTATTTAGTACATATGGATATAAAAGTGGTTCTTTTGATGTAGATAACGATTTATATTATACAAGTCTAAATTTTGGAGCAGGTGATAATTTATTAGAAGGAGCTGGTAAACTTTCTACATCAAAAACAATAAAGTATAACGGAAATATAATAGCTAGACAAAGATTTAATAATAAAAATACGTTTGAACAGGATGCATGGTATGGTAAAGGATTTTATACAGATATTAATACCAGAGATACTGAATATCATTCTGGAAAAGAAAAATATGTACCATATCCTAAAATAAAAAAAGAAGTATTACAAAATACAGATGGTAAAGTATTTGATATTGTTGCATTGTCTATTGATAAAGTTACATTATTAGGAACTATAACTGGTTTAAGTGATAATGCTACACCGAGTTGGACAGATACAAAATCGGTTGGTAGTGGTTTTAAATTTTATCTATATGATAGTTGGGAAAGAGAGATTAGTTTTAAATTTCAAATGTATGCTGATAATAATTCAGAATTAGATTTAATTTGGAGCAAAGCAGAAAGGATTAAAAAATTAACCCTACCTACACCCAAAGGAAACATAGGTGTATTTGGTCAATTGATACCATTAAAAATTGGTAATATTATAAACACTCCATATGGATTTTTAACAGCATGTAATTTAACGGTTACAGATGATTCACCTTGGGAAATAACAAAAGGAAAACAAAAACCATTTATATTTGAAATGGATATTACATATAAAGTAACATCTAATACTGATAATACCTCATACACTTTTTATTCTTAATATACTTAATAATAATGAATAGATACGATAATACAAAAACAGAACTTAAATCCGGTAAAGGAAAGGTATATACATCTAATTTAATACCAAACATTACCGCCGATGATAGTGATATATTAATTATGACCGTAGATGGTGATAGATTAGATTTATTGGCTAATCATTATTTTGGTGATGCAACTAAATGGTGGTTAATCGCAATGACAAATAATTTAACGGATATTGATTTAAAATGTAAACCTGGTACTCAATTAAGAATACCAACTAATACTAATAGAGTTACCGATTTAATATAATACAATATGTCTTCATTCCCAGCGATATCACCTATGAAGGGTGGAATAGTAAGTAAAATAAACAAAACTAACAGAGAAACATTTGGTGGTAATAAAGCATTTATACAACTCACAAAATATGTAGGTGGAGCCAAACAATCAATTAATTACGCTAGTTATACGGCGTTTGATTTAAGTCAAGTACAAAGTCAAAATGAAAGATTTCCACCACTTATAACGGGATTAGATGTATCAAATAGTGGTACATTGGGTGCAATTAGAAAAGCAAAGATTAATGTTAAATTTTCAGATATTGAACAATTGCAAACATATAAAGATTTTTTGTTACCC